GTTGCACCAAGCTAAATTTAGTAGTACATTGTTACTGTATCGGTTCAGTAAACCGAGGATTCTAAGGAATCATGTCAAATGAGTGAAGAAGTCCAAAACTTAGCGGAAAGTACAGAAGTACCCGTGCCAGAGCAGGAAGTCACAGCGACTACCCAATCTGAAGAAACACAAACGCTGGAAGTAGAGCAGGCAGAAAACACCAAGTCATTCTCACAAGAAGAACTTGATGCTATTGTCAGCAAACGGCTTGCAAGAGAGCAGCGAAAATGGGAAAGAGAAACGCGAACGCGACAGGAACAAACCCCTGTTACGCCTAGATATACTCCCGCGCTAGACCAATTTGAATCAGTAGAAGCGTATGCCGAAGCATTGGCTACACAGAAAGCCGAGCAAATGGTACAGCAAAGAGAAGCTCAAAAGCAGCAATCGCAAGTCTTAGACGTCTATCACGACCTTGAAGAAGAAGCGCGAGGTAAATACAACGACTTTGAACAAGTCGCGTATAACCCTAACCTTCCAATCACGACCGTTATGGCTGAAACGATTAGATCTTCGGATGTAGGGCCTGATGTAGCGTACTACTTAGGTGCAAACCCCAAAGAAGCCGATCGAATTTCTAAACTAGCTCCTTACTTACAAGCAAAAGAATTGGGTAAGATCGAGGTTAAAGTAACCGACAATCCGCCCACCAAGAAAACGTCAAGCGCCCCCGCGCCGATTAGCCCTGTTACTGCTCGTGGTAACTCCGCAAAGTCTTATGACACAACAGATTCACGCTCTATCAAAGATATGAGCACATCTGAGTGGATTGAGGCAGAACGGGCAAGGCAAATCAAAAAGTGGGAAGCGCAACGCAACCGCTAACTTTTAAGGAAATATCGTGGCTAATTCTATTCTCACAATTGATATGATTACAAGGAAATCGCTCGAAATTCTCGAGAACAATCTTGTACTCACCCGTAACGTTAATCGTCAGTAAACGAAAGTCTAGCTGACGCTAAACCCCGTTAATTGCTGGAAACCCCTTAGAGCATCATTCACCACAGCGCAATTGGAAACGATAATCGCGAAGGTTTGAAAAGAATGGTGATTGGGCAATCAGCAGCCAAGCGTCTTATCATTAAACATGGTATGATGAAGGTTCAACGACTAGTTGGAAACAACGTAGAGCCAAGTGGCTCGAAAAGCGGGGCAGACATGAAACAACCGATAGAAAGTAGGTTTTTTGCCAAAGTTAAAAAGTCTGACAATGGTTGCCACGAATGGACTGGAAGTATCGCACCAAATGGTTACGGTAACTTTCATAGAGACGGGAAAACAGCATACGCCCACCGAGTAGCGTGGGAGTTAGCGAATAACACAGTAGCTGCGTATGTGCTGCACACTTGTGATAATCGCAAATGCGTTAACCCAGACCACCTGTTTACTGGCTCCTTTAACGACAATATGACCGACATGGTTAGTAAGCAACGTCAAGCACATGGTGAACGTAACGGACACCACAAATTGACAGCCGACCTAGTAAGGCAGATACGTTCTGAAATCGGGTTGCAGCGAGAAATCGCCGCTAAGTACGGAGTTACAGCATCGTTAGTTTCGATGATTCGTAGCGGTCGAATTTGGCGTCTTGTTTGAAGATATAGTCTGTTCTGCGGTGAAAGCCGTAGCTGCGTAAAGCGGGCATAGCCTAACGACCTATGTTGAACATAAAAAGATGACGATTCGTTTGCAGTACAAGGCGCTAAAATTGGCGCCACATTGCGTATCCGTTTACCTGACCGTACTTTAGTAACCGACGGTGCAACCCTTGCGGTTCAAGATGACAATGAGCAATTTACAACTCTAAGCGTTTCTTCGCAAAAGCATATCGGCGTAAACTTCAGTTCAGCCGAATTGACAATGCAGATGGATGACTTTGCAGAACGCGTGCTTAAGCCTCGTATCAGCCAATTGGCTGCTTCAATTGACGCAAACGTTGCTGACAGCTATTTAAGCATTGCCAACACTGTTGGTACGCCAGGCTCAACACCTTCAACTTCTTTAGTCTTGTTGCAAGCTCAACAAAAACTAAACGAAAACGCGGCTGTTATGTCACCACGTTACGCAACTGTTAGCCCCGCAGCCAACGCAGGTTTGGTTGAAGGCTTAAAAGGTTTGTTCAATCCTACTGACACCGTTTCACGCCAATTCAAAAATGGCATGATGGGTACAGGTGTATTAGGCTATGAAGAAATCAACATGAGCCAATCAATCAAGCAATTTACGACTGGTACTCGTGGTGCAGCAGGCAACACAACTTCGGCTGCTGTGGTCGCTGAAGGCGCTACATCAATTGCGCTGACCGTGGCTTCAGGTGTAACAATCAAAGCTGGCGACGTTTTCACAATCGCTGATTGCTTTGCTGTTAACCCGCAGACTCGTGAATCTACAGGTTCATTGGCTCAGTTTGTTGCTGTCGCTAACGTAACCGCTTCCGGCACTGCTGTGACTGTTACTGTTGCTCCTGTCTACTCAGCCGCTAGCCCATTGGCTACGGTTGACGTCTTGCCTGGTACCGCTAAAGCTGTTGTGTTTGTTGGTGCTGCAAGCACACAATACCCACAAAACTTGGTCTACCATAAAGATGCAATCACTTTTGCAACCGCTGACTTGCTTATGCCTCAAGGTGTAGACATGGCATCACGTCAAGTGCATAACGGCATTTCAATGCGTATTGTTCGTCAATATGACATTAATAATGACCGCATGCCATGTCGAATTGATGTACTCTATGGTTTTTCAGTGATTCGCCCACAAATGGCCGTTCGTTTATGGGGTTAAACCTAATTGCTCCCGCTTCGGCGGGGGCTTTTTTAAGTTTTTTTTAATAAAATTATTATGGCAATTTGCTGTTGTAGTGTAAAGTAAACTAGGGGGCTTACTGCCCCCTAGCCTAACAAGGTTTCCTATGCACATTTATCTGCAACACCCTAAGCACGGCGCAAAAGTAGCTATTTCAGACCAAGAAGCCCAACAAGACATTAAAAACGGTTGGTCGGTCTTTGACCCTAGCGCAACAATTAAACCTGCTAATGACGCTCCTGAAGCGCCACAAGCCACAGATACGCTTATAATTAACCAATTGCCTGCACAGCGCGGGCGTAGACGCAAAAACGCAGACACGCAAGAGGAATAAGCTATGGCTACTGCTGGTGATATTATTAACGGTTCGCTACGGCTTATCGGTCAATTAGCCGAAGGCGAAGTGCCCTCAGCAGACACCGCGCAAGACGCCTTAAACGCCATGAACCAGATGATTGATAGTTGGTCAACTGAACGGTTAGCGGTGTTTGCTACCCAAGATCAAGTGTTTATATGGCCCACAAGCGCTGCAACAAGAACGCTTGGGCCAACAGGTGATTTTGTAGGCGAACGCCCAATTAAAGTTGATGATTCAACTTACTTTAAAGACTCAACAAGCGGGTTGTCGTTTGGCATTAAGTTAATTAACCAACAACAATACAACGCTATTGCGCTTAAAACGGTGACGAGTACTTACCCACAAGTTATGTGGGTTAACGAGACTTACCCAAACATTGAAATGACAATTTACCCCGTGCCTTTTAAAGCGCTTGAGTGGCATATTGTTTCGGTTCAACCGTTAAGCGCAGCAGCTACGCTTGCTACAGACTTGTCTTTCCCCCCTGGCTATCTGCGAGCGTTTCGCTACAACTTGGCCTGCGAGTTAGCACCTGAGTTTGGCGTTGAGCCAAGCCCACAGGTGCAACGCATCGCTATGACTTCTAAGCGTGATTTAAAGCGCATCAACAACCCAGATGATGTAATGGCTATACCTTACCCACTTATCGCTAGACGCCACCGATACAATATTTACTCAGGTAGCTTTTAATGAAGACGCCGATATTGGGTTCGGCTTATATTGCTAGGTCTGTCAATGCGGCAGACGCTAGAATGATTAACTTGTTCCCTGAAGTTATCCCCGAAGGCGGTAAAGAGCCTGCGTTCTTGCAACGCGCACCAGGGCTAGAATTTCTACAAACCGTAGGCACTGGGCCTATTCGTGCATTGTGGTCTAGCCAAACAAACGCCGGTACTTTTTATGTTGTCAGTGGCACAGGCGTTTACAAGCTAACGGGTTTGACCGCAACGCCTACACTTGTCGGCAATCTAACAGGTACAGGCCCTGTATCTATCGCGGATAACGGCACACAACTGTTCTTTGCCTGTAATCCTGATGGGTTTATTTACAACCAGTCAACTAACGTATTTGCCCAAATTATAGACCCTGATTTTGAGGGCGCGGTGACAGTCTGTTACCTAGATGGCTACTTTGTATTTAACCAGCCCAACAGTCAAATTATTTGGGTAACGCAACTGCTAGACGGTACATCCGTTGACCCGCTAGACTTTGCAAGTGCTGAAGGCTCGCCTGACGGTGTAGTAGCGCTTATCGCTGATCATAGAGAGCTGTGGGTGTACGGCACGGACACGGTTGAGGTTTGGTATAACCAAGGGGGCGCTGATTTCCCTTTGCAACGCATACAAGGCGCGTTTAACGAGATCGGTTGTGCGGCGGCGTTTACCCCCGCCAAACTAGACAATGGTTTGTTTTGGCTTGGACAAGACGCTAGAGGTCGTGGCATTGTTTACCGTGCTAACGGCTACACAGGCCAACGTGTTAGCACTCACGCGGTTGAGTACTCGATACAAAAGAATTTAAACATGAGCGATGCGGTAGGCTACACCTACCAGCAAGACGGTCATGCGTTTTATGTGCTTAACTTTCCTACCGCCAATATCACTTGGGTGTATGACGTAGCAACAGGCGCGTGGCACGAACGTGCAGGGTTTGATAACGGTGTGCTTACCCGTCATCGTGGCAATAACCAATGCAACTTTCAAGGCAATACGGTTATTGGCGACTACGAAACAGGCGCTATTTACAAGTACAACCTAAATGTTTACGCTGATAATAATGAGCCGCAGAAATGGCTACGCTCATGGAGAGCGCTACCTACAGGGCAAAACAACTTAAAGCGTACCGCACAGCACAGTTTGCAACTCGATTGCGAAACCGGTGTAGGGTTAAACTTAGGGCAGGGCAGCGACCCTGCTGTTATGCTTCGTTGGTCTGATGATGGCGGGCATACATGGTCAAACGAACATTGGCGCTCAATGGGCAAGATTGGCGAATACGGCTACCGCACTATTTGGCGCAGGCTTGGCATGACTGAAAAGATACGCGACCGAGTGTACGAGGTAAGCGGTACAGACCCGGTTAAGATTGCGATTATGGGCGCTGAATTAATACTGAGTCCGACTAATGGCTAATACCGTACCTATTACCCCGCCACGAGTGCCGTTGGTTGACCCTCGCACGGGTGATGTGTCGCGTGAGTGGTATCGGTTCTTTTTTAGTTTGTTTACCGTTACTGGTTCAGCTTCGGGCGTATTCCCTGTTACTAGCGGTGGCACAGGCTTAAGCACAATACCAGCCAATGGCAAGTTGCTAATCGGTAATGGTTCTGGGTACGCGTTGAATCAACTTACCGCAGGGCAAAACATTGCTATCGGCAACGCAGCGGGCAACATTACGGTTAGCTTTAATGGTATTTTGCCCCTTGCTAACGGTGGTACAGGTGCTTCCAATGCAACCGATGGTCGCACAAACCTAGGCTTAGGCACAATCGCCACACAAGATTCTAGCACTGTAGCCATCACCGGTGGTTCAGTAAACGGCAACAATCGCCACACAAGATTCTAGCACTGTAGCCATCACCGGTGGTTCAGTAAACGGCACAACTATCGGCGCTACGACCCCTACCACAGGCGCGTTTACTACCCTAGCGTCTACCGCAGGCGCTAACTTTGCTACAAGTAGCGGGGATGTGGGAATTGGGACGAGTAGTCCTGTCACCAAACTACAGGTTATTGGTACTGTTGCTTCCAGCGGTACAGTAGGTAGGCAAGGTGCTAGTGGCACAAGCAATGGAAACACTATGAACTCTTGGTGGACGGGGTCTAATTTGCAAGCGTGGGTAGACACAACCAACGTAGGAAATATTACTTTAACTTCGGACTACAGAATAAAAAAGAATATTGAAACCCAAACATTGCCTGCTATCCATCGGATTACTCAACTCCGTCCAGTCACTTATACCCGTGCAGATTATAAGTCGTTATATAAAGCAGATAAGGTTAATCGCGAAGGATTTATAGCTCACGAATTAGCGGAAATCATACCAAGCGCAGTAGAGGGGGAAAAAGATGCAGAAAATCAAATTCAATCCCTTAGATTAGATGCATTATGTTCTGTTATGGTAAAGGCTATCCAAGAGCAACAAGCCCTCATTGAGTCTCTCACAACCCGCCTCACGGCACTAGAAGGGCGCGCATAAATGGATCAAACTATATTTAACTGGGTAGTTGCTTTTGCTGGCGCTTGCGGTGGCTGGGTACTCAAAATTATTTGGGATGCAATTAC